CGATTATTTTCATCAAAGTAATAACCAGCAGGAGCATTAAATTTAATCATTGCACCTTTTGTTGCATACTTCATATTCTTACTTGAATATGTACCGATTGGTATTGGTACATTATCGCTGCCACTTATATTAAAGAAAAATCCTGTTACGGAATTAGCATCTACTGTGGTTTCATTCCAATACACAATACCATCACCAGTTGACGAATTTACATTATATCTTGTAAAAGTTTCTAAGTAATATTGTCTTGCTCTATTATCTGCTAACTCTGCTGCTAATGTATCAGTTAAAAATGTTATGATGTCGCCAGTAGTGTTAATTGTCAATCCTAAGTTACCATTTGCATCATCTTGGTACATAGCACCATCATCAGCAAATGTGTTGGTGCTAGAGTATTTTCCAGTTGGATCAAGCAAATCTAAATTTTTACTTACACCTATACTACTACGGTTAATAGCTTTGCTTTTGATGATTGAACTGTATAGTGTATATGGGAAGTTGTTATAATCTTCACCATTAACCATACGGTTTTGTGTATAATATCGTGCAGGGGCTCGTTGTTTTATGTTTGCTAATGTTTCTCTTGCCTGTGCATTAGACACAGGCAATTGTAATTCAAGGCCTAAGGTTAATGTTTCTGTTCGTCCTACACGACTAATATAACTAACCGACACAGAAATACCTTGCATTTCTGTTGGATCGATTGTATATGTAAGTGCATTGCCTGCACGTACATATGCTCTAAAACTGCCAACTGGTATTTCACTAAATACTCCATCACCAAACACATAGCTGACTTGATCATTAAATCTTGAACTTACTGAAAATATTTTTCTAATTGAGCTTTCTGTCTGTAAGTAAGCATCCGCATATATGTTTTCTACTTTATTCCATAATGTTCTACGAACGGTTGAAGAATTGTCTGTACTTAATTGATATAACCACGTATCTGTATTGTTAATTCCTTGAATGTCAATGTCTACAACTTGGTTAGCGATTTGTTGTTGTAAATTAAAATCAAAACTTTGTAATCTACCTTGCTTAAAGTAAAAGAAAAATCCTGTATTTGGACTACCATACCCTAGTTTGTCGTTTCTATAAAGTATATTGAATTTGCCATTTGGTGCTGGGGGAATTTCATAAATGTAATCAGTATCTAAACTGGTAACACTTACTAATTCAAAATTCATATTTTGATTATCTACTTGACTACTAAAAGGTATAATAGGTAAATTGCCTGGTGGGATATTTACAGTGTACTCATCAGTTTTTACACCTAATAATTGTGCTGAATTACCTGGGCGACCTACTCGTTGTGTATTAATTAATGTTGCATTAATTATTGTGTTATATTGATTTAACCAATTTGCGTTAGCAGGATCATTCCATAATACAGGAACATTGCTTAAATTTAAACCATTAATGTCAGTTATATTTTCTGTAGTTTGTATACTTACAATTTTTAAATAACCTTGACCTGCAAGATTTCTTTTTGGTGTATAGCTTACAAGATTAGCTAATTTCACTACACTATCTCGGCGTTCAGCCGTATCAATAAAATTCTCACGGGCGTTTAAGTCATTTCTAAAGGCTAGACCTTGACCCATGAATGCTATAACATCAAGTAATGCTATAAATTCACTGCTTTCAATGTAGTCATTAAATGTTTCAGGATAATAAAAGCGTAGGTAATCTATAAAACTTTTACGTAATGTTTCATAGTCATAGCTTCTAAAATCAGCCTCACGAAAGGTTTGGTATATTGCTTTCCAATCGTTGGTACCAAAAATAGCAGATTGTCTTGAACTTGTAGCCATATTAATCTCTTTTTAGTATTTATCATACACAAAAAACCGATTTTTTGTTATTGTATCGTGGCTCGATTGGTGAGATTATTAAAGAAAACGCTTAAAATTTGTGCGTTGTTAAAGGGTGCGATTGCTAATTCTACTTCAATTAATATACCATTTTCTTTAGGAAATGCTTTTACAGAATTAACAATAAGTCTAGGATCACTACTTGCTACACGCTTAATTTCGTCTTGTAATTGAAATTGTGTATCAGCAGTATTAGGTTCAAATACAAAACCCCATAATGTTGTGCCATAACCAGGTTGCCCTACTTTTTGTCCTTGTTGAATATTTAAGGCGTTTAAAAAATCTTGTATGACCAATGGTTGGTCAACTAAACGGAATTTTCTACCTGGGTTTATTTCCTGCGTTATAGAACCCGACCCTCCATCAATACCGGTTTCGATATTTGTAGAGCGGGGTTTATCTGCATTAATAGTACTGAATCCAATATATGTAGGCATATCTTATTTATGCTGAAGTTCCTGTTGATATTTGAGTCATTTTATTGTTTAACTCTTGTACTTGTTTATCTAAATCGGTTACTGCTTGTTTTGCAGTTTTAAGTGCTGCTTCTAAGCTTGCTATCTGAGGGTCACCTTGTGGTAAATCATTTTTAGCTTTAGATAACTCATATCTGGCATCAGATTCTTTAGCTTTTAGTTCATAACGCTTATCTGTTAATTCTTCAACCTGTTTAGCAATAGTGTCAAATTCTTTAATGTTTTCTTCACTTAAAGTTTTTCCAAATGATGCTGGATTTCCTGAGAAGTTAGGTAATGGAACTTTACTACTACCCATTAAACTTGTCAATTGATTAGTTAATTGACTGCGGTCTACTGTGTTTATTGCTATAGTAGGTAACGTTACAGGTACACTTCCGCCTGAACTAATTGATGTAATTGCTGAGTTTAGTTGTGCTGCTGCGCCTGCAGGTAAACCCGCACTTGCCAAAGATGTAAGACTTGACGCTCCACTTGTCAATGACCCTAACCCTTTAGTTAAATCACCTGCTATTGCTGATCCTGCTGATAATAACCCTGACGTTGCTGATCCAGTGATAGCTGATAGTGGGTTAGCACCTCCTAATGCTGATGCTGCGGTTGATTTAGCCAATAATCCAACTGCATCTGCTCCTGGTATTAAGTTTGATACATTAGGCGCATTATTAACTATTGTTGCTACTGCATTTTCTGCGCCTGGAATGCTTGTTAGACCTGATGCTGCACCTGCAATCGCACTTGAATTGACCTTTAATGCATCAGGTAAAGATGCTTGAGATGTAACACTTGATATAGCACCTGTAACTGCACTTGATACTCCTGAAATTGCACCACCAACTGCTCCTGTTACACTTGCTAACGCACCTCCTGCCGATCCTGCAATACCACTCGCCGCTCCTGCAATACCAGCAGCGGCTGCTGTTAATGGATTTGTAGTAGGTATGTTAAGACCCGCACTTTGTGCATTATTTGCTTGTTGTGCTTTTTCAGCGATATCGGCTAAATTTTGTGGCACGCCAGGTGTCATCTTTGGAAACCCTTGTGTTACAGCGGCGAAGGCACTTGCCGCAACACCTTTTGCGCTATCAAGCAAGCCGGCAAGACCTGCTCCTGCGCCTTTTACAATACCACCTAATGCACCGGCAATACTACTTAATCCTCCAGTGACAGCATTTGCCATACCTGCTGCTGCATTACCACCTGATAATAGATTTTGTACAGGACCTAATACACTACTTACTGCACCTCCTACTCCACCAACTAATGATTTAACTGCACCTGTTGCTGCATTTGCTGCTGTTTGTGCAAATCCTGTTACAGCACCTATACCTGCACTTGCAGTTGCTAATAACATACCGCCTAATTGCGATCCTGATTCTTTTCCTGTCATTAATCCTGCATTTGTTAATTGTTGTTGTGCTTGTTGTAAGTTAGTAACTGTGGCAGCAACTTGAGCAGCAGGATTGTTTCTAAGATTGTTTAGTGTTTCCGCACCAGGCACTCCTGTAAACAAATTATTTGTCATAGCTTCTTGTGGAGTCTTACCTGCTTGGGTTAAACTGTTTATAAGTTGGCTTGAGCCTGGTTTTAATATACCTGCACTTTCTAACTGTTGTGGTGTTAGTGCTGTTTTACCAACTACAGCAGTAGCCTGACCTGCAAGATTTTGAACAACTCCTAATCCTTGCTTTGCTGCCTCTGCTGCTGGACCAGTTTGTGCCATTACTGCTGCCTGCCCAACAATAGCAGACGTTGTATTTTTATCAACTGCTTCGCTAACCGCTCCTACATTAGGAACTGTACTTGCAACCACAGGGGTGACTTGCGGTGTCTCGACCGTTGTTACCGCTTCATTGGTAGCCGCTACCGCTGCGCTTGGTGCGCTTGGTAATGCATCACTAGCATTATTGCTAACCTTAACATCAACACCTTGATTTGCAGCTGCCCATGGGCTATGTGCAGGTGCTCTACTAGTTATACTTAATAATTTACCTGGGGCAGCAGCCCATCCTTTTGTTGTATCAAATAAGGTATCCGTATGAGCATTAATTTTTATAGGATCTACAACTTTTGGAACTGTGCTTGTAAATCCTGTGTTAAGATTTATACGTTCTCCATTAATATACATTGTTGAACTACTGGCGTAACTACCTTCACCTGCACTAAACATGCTCATTTGATTTTCAACTTTAACTGTATACTTACCAATTGTATAATTACTAAAGTCTGTTCCAACTTTCATTGCAGTTTCTTTTTCACTGCTAAGTTTTATATTATCTGCTGAAATATTTAGGTCTTTAACTGCATGTATATTAATATTATTATCTGCATGAAAATTTAAGTCACCTTGTGTTCTAACATTTACTGAATTAGTTGCGTACATATCTATTGTACCTTCTTTACCTAACTCAATATAACTTTGTCCATTGGCATGAACAATAAACAATGTTTGACCATCATCACTCATAAGAATTTGATGACCCATTGCACTACGTATTCTTACTAATTGGTCACGGCCTAATATGTCACCGTCATCTAATACTACAGAATGTCCACCTCTACGTCCAACAATCAATAATTTTTCAGGACTGCCATTTTTAACTGCATCTGAAATTTGCTCATCAGTAAATCCACCTTCATAAATAGGTCGACCTGGTGTAGATATCC